TGAAACCCATCCCGACAAGCCTTCTGACATCACAAGCGACAGGAAAGACGCCTGTCATTGCGGAGGGGCGGCGATGCCGTGCAGGGCGTGTGGTGGGGACTATCCAAAGTCGGGAACCGAAAGCGACTAAATGGCCAAGACACCAACTGAAATCCGGTCTTTGGCGCGCGGTCACACGGAATCCGCGATCAATTGCCTTGCCGGGATCATGAACAAGGATTCGGCGCCTGAAGCAGCTCGCATTTCAGCGGCCGTGGCACTGCTTGATCGCGGGTGGGGAAAGCCGTCTCAAACCATTATCGGCGGCGGCGAAGATGATCCGGCCATCAGCATAATCCACAGAATCGAGCGGGCGATTGTCAACTCTTCGGATTCCGACAGCGAAGGTCTTCCAACCACTTCTTGAGCCGGCGCGCTACAAGGGCGCATGGGGAGGCCGAGGCTCTGGCAAGTCGCATTTCTTCGGCGAGATGGTTTGCGAAGAATGCATGTTGGTGAAGGGTACGCGGGCGGTCTGTATTCGTGAGGTCCAAAGGACGCTGGCGCAATCGTCCAAGCATCTGATCGAAACCAAGATCAGGGAGCTGAGTCTGCAGAACGAATTCAAGGTCTGGAACGACCGGATTGAAACGCCAGGCGACGGCCTTATTATGTTCACCGGCATGCAGGACCACACTGCGGACAGTATCAAGTCGCTGGAAGGGTTTAGGATAGCATGGATCGACGAAGCGCAAACCCTATCGGCCCGATCGCTATCGCTGCTGCGGCCGACTATTCGCGCAGAGAACTCGGAGCTGTGGGCAAGCTGGAATCCGAGACGCAAGAGCGACGCGATCGACGACTTCTTGAGAGCGAAGAAGCCTACCGGGTCTATCGTCGTCAAAGCGAACTGGAGAGACAATCCCTGGTTTCCCAGCGTTCTGGCGGACGAACGGAGGCTTGACCTTGAGCTATACCCAGAACGTTACGATCACATTTGGGAAGGCGATTACGCCAAGGCATTCGAGGGAGCGTACTTCGCTAGCCTTCTATCAGAGGCGCGTCGAGGCAACCGAATCGGCAAGGTCACGGCCGATCCCCTCCTACCCATACGTGCATTCATCGATATCGGAGGCTCTGGTGCCACGGCCGACGCCTTCACCATCTGGATCGTTCAATGGGTCGGTCAGGAAATCCGAATCCTCGACTACTATGAGAGCGTCGGACAAGTCCTAGCCTACCACGTCAACTGGCTGCGCAAGAATGGCTATGAAAACGCCATCCTCTACCTGCCGCATGACGGCGTGAACGAGAACAACGTCACCGGTAAGCGTTACGAGGATCACCTGCGGGAAGCAGGGTTCAAGGTCGAGCCGCCTGTCAAGAACCAGGGCCGCGGCGCCGCCATGATGCGCATCGAGGCGGTCCGCCGTCTTGGTCCACAAATCTGGTGGAACGAAGCAACGACCGAAGCCGGCCGCGACGCGGTTGGGTTTTACCATGAACACAAGGACGAGGCGCGCAATGTCGGACTTGGACCTGAACATGACTGGTCGAGCCACGCGGCGGACGCGTTGGGCCTGATGGCGATCTGCTACGAGGCGCCACGGGCTGCGAACAAGGGCTGGAAGCATACCGCCCGGAAGGTTGCCTGATGCCCGATCCCGCCATGAACGAGGAGGAGCTTTGCAAGATCGCCGCTGACCTCGTGAAAGAGGCGCAGGCGTATCGCACCCAACAGAGCCCCGATCGTATCCGTGCGATGGAATATTACGACGGCGAGATGGAGGATACGCCATCCGATGAGGGCCGCTCCAAGGTCGTCTCCCGTGACGTGCGCGGCGAGATCAAGAAGGTGCTGCCATCCATCAAGCGCATCATCCTGCGCGGCGCCAAGATCGTGGAATACCAGCCGAACGGCCCGGAGGACGAACAGTCCGCGGAGCAGGCGACGGACTACATCAATACGCTGGTCATCCCCGAGAGCGGCGGCAAGAACGCCATTCGAGATGCGATCGATGATGCCGCAAAACTCCGCAACGGCATTCTGAAATGGTGGCAGGATGTACGGATCGACATTCAGGTCTCGTCGCATTCTGGACTGGACGATAACGCTTTTGCTATGCTGGTGGCTGATGACGATGTTGAGGTGCTGGAGCATACGCAATATCAGAAATCGATAGAGGTTCAGCCAGGGGTTTCTGAACCTGCAACGTGCCACGACATCAAGATCCGGCGCAAGATCAAGAAATCCCGCGCCAAGCTGGCCTCGGTTCCGCTGGAAAACTGGCTCATTCATCCCGACGCGATCTGCATCAAGGAATCGCCGATCGTTGGCGAGGATTATCGCTATCGCCGGTCTGACCTCGTGGCCATGGGCTATGATCGCGATGTGATCGACGCACTTCCGATGGCGACTTCGCACAGCAAAGAGGGCGATGTTGAGGAGATCACGCGCCGCCGCGAGGTCTTTACCCGCCAGGAAATGGCGGCCAAGTCCATGCAAGAGGTGGACTACTACGAGCTGCTTGTCAGGGTCGATTTCGACAATGACGGAATTGCCGAGCTGCGCCGGCTGGTGTTTGCCGGAGGTTTGACCGAGAAATACCTGCTCGAAAACGACTATTGGGATGAGGTCAATTACGCGGATGTTGTGATCGAGCGCCGGCCGCATCAGTGGGAGGGCAATTCGGTCGCGGATGACGTATCGGACATCCAGCGCATCAAGACGGTGCTGCTTCGCCAGACCCTCGACAACCTGTATTGGCAGAACAATCAGCAGCCGATCGTCCAGGAAGGTGTAATCATCAACCCGGAGGCCGTGACCAACCCGGCGTTTGGCATGCCGATCAGGGTCGATAGAGGAACCGACATCAGAACCGCCTTAGGGTTCAACGTCGTGCCGTTCGTGGCGGACAAATCGTTCCAGATGCTGGCCTACCTTGACGAGCAGAAGCAGGACCGGACCGGCATCAACGACGCATCGGCCGGGCTTTCTCCTGATGCGCTGCAGAACGTGACCGCCAAGGCGTCTGCGATGCTGGAACAGTCCGGCATTGGCCAGACCGAGGATATCGTGGAGGCCGTGGCAGAAAGCCTGCAGCCCGTGTTCAAGGGCCTGCTGAAGCTGGTCACGCAGCACCAGGACAAGCCCCGCACGGTGCGCCTGCGCAAGAAATGGGTGACGTTCGATCCGCGGACATGGAACGCCGATATGGATTGCACGGTCAACACTGGCCTTGGCGCCGGCACCCGTGAGCGCGACATGCTGATGATGCAGGTTGTCACCGGCATGCAGGAAAAGCTTCTGGCGGCCTTTGGACCGTCGAATAACCTCTATGTGAAGCCCGAGCAGCTTTACAACGGAATTGCCAAGACGGTCGAGGCATCCGGGCTCAAGTCCGTGGATCAATATTTCAGTAACCCGACTCCGGAAGAAGTGCAGGCTTACGCACAGGCCAAGGCGCAGCAGCCCTCGCCCGAGCAGGAAAAGACTCAAGGCGCGTTGCAGATCGAGCAGGCCAAGGGCCAGACACAGCTTGCGCTCGCTGACAAGAAAATGCAGGTCGAGGCCAACAAGGAGCGCGAGCAGCGCGACGCCGATATTGTCATCAAGCAGGCCGAACTGGAGAAAGAAACCCAGAAGGCTATGCATGAGGCGCAGATCAAGTCCGCTGCCGAGGCTGAAAAGATGCAGATCGAGCGGGAGAAGATCGCATCGCAGGAGCGCATGAAGCTGGCCGAGATCGAGGCGAATATCATGCTGGAGCGCGAGCGGATGGACCGTGAAGACGCGCGGGCCGAGCGCCAGCACCAGGCGGACGCGGAGAACCGGCAACTTGAGCAGTCCGTGCAATGATCTCGCTCATAGCTACCTTGAGCAACTGCGTTCAGATTGTATCGCTCAGCAAGGCTGATGAATTGAATTACCAGATCAACCTTCGCATGAAACAGTTATACCGTGAAGGCTGCCGCCGCTTTCGGTTCGTACCGATGCTTAAAACTGGCGACGCCGACCGCTGGCTTGTGATGGGCTGGCCCAATTGACCGATCGCAGCGAGCGCGCATCAGCAGCCCAAGCCATGCTCGCCATACCGCTGTTCAACGAACTAATTGACGAGCTTGAGACGACCGAAGTCAACATGGCCGTCAATGCTCAAGTCAACGATCACGAGGCGCGACAGGGCCATCTGGCCGCCGTCCGCGCCATCCGCAATTTGCGGTCACGCATCGGAGCCCTCGCAAATGAGGGCCAGGCCAATAGCGGTAGGAAGGTTCCTGCATGACGAGGAAGCCGCTGCCTTCGCAGGCCGAGTTAGCCAAACTGTTGAGTTATGATCCTGAAACGGGGAAATTGTTCTGGAAGCCGCAGCCCGGCGAGTATTTCGCAACCAAGAGGGCGGCCGGGATTTGGAATTCGCGGTTCGCTGGTCGGGAGGCATTCACCGGCATTGACCCTGTAACCGGATATCATCGCGCGGGGATTAAGGGCGTAAGGTATAGAGCACATCGGATAATCTGGAAGCTTGTATACGGCGTAGACCCAGATGTGATCGACCATCTAAATCATGATCGAACCGACAATCGACTTGATAACCTTCGGTCAGGGACGCTAGCGGAAAACAATATGAACTCGCTGCGGGTATACAACACTGGCGGCGTTCCCGGTGTCCGTTATCGGGAAGATAGTGGCTTATGGATTGCCCACATCAGAACCGAGGGCCGTCAAACCTATCTAGGGCAATTCAACAACCACGATGATGCGGCTGCGGCACGGAAAAATGCCGAGCAAG